GATCTTGAAAATGAGATCGCTTTCCTTGAGCTTGATAAGGATAAAAAGACAGAAGCAGGAGTCATTCTCGACACTCTCGCTCAAGATGAAGTAGAGCGTGGTGTCTCGACCTATATATCCCTCTTGGAAGAGGGGTTAAAGGCGATATTCCCCGAACAAGAGGTAGGGCTAACAGCCGAGATCTCAAAGGTGCGAGGGAAGGTAGCTGTTAACCTCAAGACTACCTTTAAGGGTCAAGATGGGCTTGAGATAGTAGGGGCTGGTTTAGATGCGTTTGGCGGAGCAGTGACCACTATCCAAAGCCTGTTGTTAAGAATCTCTCTTATCCTTAAAAGAAATCTTAGACCAATACTTATTCTTGATGAGACATTTCCTGCTGTGGATGAAAATCGAGTAGAGATCTTAGTCGAGTTTCTAAAAATCCTGTGTCAACGATTGGATATGGATATATTGTGTATCACACATGACGCAACCATAGCTGATAACTGTGATATAGGATATAAAATATCCCCTAGTAAAAATGGTGCTACCTTAAAGAGAATCAAGTAATGAAAAAACAAGGATCTATAAGACATAAACTCAAGCAAGTTAAACATCGACTGCTTAAGAAAGCCATACGCAACGGTATGTCGAAGAAGCCTTGTAACTGCACTCACTCTGGTCAAGTCAAAGGCAACGCTAACGATCCCCTTTTTTATGTCTGCCTACTAGATGCAGATAAACCTAAAGAGTGGGACGGGGTGATATGTGATCCCTCTGTTCCAAACACCTGTCCTTTTTTTAAATCAGAAAAAACAGAACAAGAAATCAAAGAAGATTTCGAGTTAGGGTTTGATAATCTCATCAATGAAGGAGACATGGGTAATATAGCTAGTAAGTATCCCGATGTAGCCGCACTGTTATGGGTACTTGCAGAGAGCACCGATGAAACTGAGGATGGAAATGATTGAAATAGTAGAACTAAAAGTGAAGGACAAAACACCCTTATTCTTAGAAGTAGATGTACCTCCTAAGTGTATGCCCTTACTCGTAGGTGACCCTAAAGGTGAAACCTTACTTAAATGGGTAGAGAAACCATCTAATAGAGAGTCTGTACTTACATGGGGCATAGAAGCCTCTGTAAAGGAAGTTATAGAAGCTATGCTAGGGATTGCACTAGATCGTAGTGAAAAAGAGCTGTGGGGCATAAAACAAGGCTCATTCACCGATGCTGAACAAAGGTTGAATGAGCTAGGTATAGATGAGGTGATTACCACTGATAATGTGGTTCACCCTAAAGACCCCTCTATGTTGGGAACTGTCATTGTAGCAGGAGGGAAATGCTTCCCCGTCATCCACAATGTGAGTCGAGGAATCTGTGTCTTAGACAAGGATTAGGTTTTAGTACAGACGAATTGTAGTCACCCTCGGAACCTTTTGAACTCTTTAAGGAGTTTATTGAGTTTTCGAGTGAGTAAGTCAACATCTTCAGAAACACTCCCTGTAGATTTGACTTCAAACCCAACGCTCTTGGCAAAGTCCCAGAAACTATCAGGGATCTCACCACTGTCACCTTCGTCCTCAATACTAAGAGTCCATTTACCCGCATAAAAAGATAGGGTGATAAAAATAAATTTAGCGACCTCGTTGTCTACAAGAATCATTGCATAAGAATCGAAAGATTCGATAACATCTACAGTGTTCTCACCAAATACATCTTGAAGTTTTAGGAGGATGGACTCTGCTGAGAAAGGGGTTGGGATCATTTCAGCGGGTATGATGCCACTGATCTGTCCCTTAAACTCAACTTCATCCGAGTCTGCATTCGCTTCGGTTATGTTCCAGCTCACATTTTGAAAAAGCTCTCCAAGTTCATTTTGAAGTTTAATAGCTATTTCTCTAGGTGAGTCACTCTCATCAAACGAAAAGTTATCCATCAGATCGGTTATACTCGCTGACTTCTCAAGTCGTGCGATACGACTCTCAAGGTCATTAATAATTTCACTAGCTGATCTTCTCATAAGGGTTCTCCATTTTGTTTAAGGTTAAAGAGATCACTTATGAGAAGATATAAAAGAACTATTAAAAGTCGTAAGCTCTACGACCTCTAAAAGCATTTTCGTCTTCAAGAGATTCCTCAATTTCACCATAGTTCTCTTCATACCAATCAAGGTGTCCAGGTTCATCTACTTTAGACTTCTTGAAGTACGCAAGAACGATAGGCATAATGATCTCTAGGAGAGGTATAGAAGCAAGACCCCACCATGCAGGGTTCCCAGTTATGCTTACCATTGTTGCAGGAAGAACATAATGTTCGAGTGTTTCTACAATAGCCATTGCGATTGCTAGTAGGACAACCTTAAAGAAACGCTTAGACCATTTTTTATACCAAATCTCATCTGCGTGTGGATCCCAACCCTTTGACTTGACGATATGGTAAGCGTGTTTGATGATCTCAATAGGGTTGATGACATTAAGAGCTTTCTTTAATGCTCTCTCAACAACCTTTTTGTCATGCTCTTGTGCCGCTTCTTGAATGATACGCTTTTTTACTTCGTTAGGTATTGGGCCATCATTGGTGTCACCCCAAGTATAACCCTCGTAAAACTCTGGTGACTTGCCTCTCGGAGAGAACCAAGATTGACCATGTTCTCTCTCGCTTTGCCTAAGTTTAGCACCTGTTTCAAATTCCTCAAAGTCAGCGTCTACTTCAGATTCCATCAGAGCTTCTGCATATTCTGGAGCGATTGCTTCGATAACATCATCCATGAGATCATCAACAGGCATAGAGAAAAGGTTAAGATGCCTNCGATACTTATCAAGTGGTTCTGCGACATACTTGAGGAAAAGACCTTTTAATGAGTCTGTCATTCCTGCTTGATATTCCATAGCCGCAACTTTAAGCTCAAGTCCTGCGATACGCTCCATTGTAGCTTGACGATTCATTGATGCTTGCCGATAAGAGCGTCTTGCTCTACGATAACTGTTATCATGTCTCATGGTGGGTTCTCTCCTTTAAAGGGGTATCATATAACGATATCTAAAGATGATTATAAAGGAACTACAAATGATTTTAGGACTCGACCCCTCACTCAGAAACTTCGGTTGGACTCTCATTCGTGATGACGGACACTTCTTGGATAAAGGCACAATGAAAACCGATGCCAAAACCATGTTCGTTGAACGCTACATCACCCTGCGAGAAGGTCTAAGAGAAATCGTACAACAAGTCAGAGCAGACCACCCAGAGGAGACTTTAAGGGTAGGTATAGAGTCCCCCATATTTAATGACCTTTTCTCAGAGGGGATGTATGGTCTATTCCTATATAGCAATGAAGCACTCATGCTTGAGAAATGCGATACGGTTTATTTGTCCCCTAATCAAGTAAAAGCCCATGCGGCCGCTTTCCTCAATAGACCCAAAGGTTGGAAGATGGGTAAAGGTGATATGGTAGATGCGGCTAAACAAGCTACCGATGGTCAAGGGGCTAAGAGATGGAATAATCACCAAGCAGATGCCTTCTGGGTAGCTAAAGCCAGTAGCAGGTTTTGGCTCTTGGTCGAAGAAGAAATCACCGTTGATGATCTCTCGGACTTAGAGCGTAAACACTTTACCTCTTTTGAACGCTATGTGCGTGGAAAGAAAGCTGGTAAAGTGAAGCGTAAAGGGATCACACATAAAGAAGATGATCGCTTCTTTAGATGGTCGGAGACTTAACCCTCGTCAGCATCTGCTTCTTCATTGAGGATCGCTACCACTGTTCCATCCTCTTGAATCTGCCAAGGTGAACCTTCTGAAATACCAAGACGATCTCTTGCTCCAGAGACTACCTCCTGTGCCTGTGCTTCATTACGCTCTATCTGAAATGCAATACGAGTCTTACGAAGCTCTAACTGACCAAGCTGATTCAATAACTGATTAGCGTTCTGTCGTAGTTGTGAGATGGTAGACATCTCCTCCTCTGTGAGTGACCCCACTTCTACAGGTTGGTTGGTGATTGCTGGCTCTTGGTTTACATTCTCTTCTGACATCTTTGTCTCCTGTGCTTTTAAGCATACGGGTGATTTGGCAAGTCATGTGAAGTAGATCATCTACTTCACATCTCATATCTGAAATTATATTAGCTTGCTCTACTGCTACACTTTCTATTTGTACCACCCCTTTATCTGTTTCAAACACCTTGTCAACACTTTCTTTTGAACTACTGCCCTCTATACTTAGACCACTCACTAAAAAAAAACTAAAAAAAACCACCATTACTAATAAAACTAACTTCTTCATGGATTCTTACCCTGCTGGCGTAAAACCCATTGATAAATCTCTCGCATCATAGCGTTTTGTTGATTTAAGTCAGCCCTCATCTGCCTCAACTCTTGGCTGTTAAGTTGGACTTGATTCAAATCCTTCTCAATACGCTCAATCTTACTATCTAACTTCTCCACAACTCTCGCTTGAGACTCCGATTTCTGCTCCATTAACTTCAAACTAGTACTCATGTTGAACAAATAAATGATTACAGGTATCAGGAAAACAGATAACACCTTAAAACCCCACTCAAGTGCGTTCTTCATAGACTCGGACATGGCAATATACTCCTAGATTTTTTTTGCTTCTTATTCACCATACTGACGATATATAAAAAAACTATTACTTTGAACCATCCCACACCCTACGAATATCCCCCCATATCGTGTCCAAACCTAACCTAAAAATCGTGTCCGTGTCATCGTTGTCCATTCGATTAACTAAACCAACACGATAACAAATTACAGTGTCCTTGTTCAGATCTACCAGATAAAGCCTAACAACGACTCCCTCTAGTTGTAGATCAGTCACCTTACTCAATGGAGAATATGAGGTATAGTCTTTCTTAATAAAACCAGACTCCTCTAACCCTAAGACTAAACTCGTATATCGGTCTTCAATAGAGAGTAAATCAAACTCTAACAAAAAGTTGTGTGACCAGACTCTCTTTTCGTTAATCTTTTCGGTTATAGACATAAGGCATGGTTTAACCCCCTTCGTCTATAACACCCCAAATCATTTAAGAACTACCACACTTCGGAGAACTTACTCGCATATTTAAGCGTCTTAATCTGCCTCCCAAGCATTACGAATCATCTCCCACAAATCACATAACTCATCACTACCCAACTCATAGTGCATAGGGAAGTGGTACATCACCCCATCTCGGACGACTCGTAAAGCCTCATCGTCCATAAGTACCTCCACAACACGACCCTCTCCGTCCGACAACTCAAACCTCTCGTAAGGTATGACCCTTACGAAACCACGACTCTCAAGTACATCACCTAAAAGCCTACGACAAGTTAAATCAATACCGTCTTCCATGATCTGTTGAAACTCGTTCAACATCTCAAAACCTCTCTTAGACCAATCCACTTGTCCATCATCATCATGCTTCTTAAGATACTTGTTCATCATCTTTTCAAGCCCCCCTCAACCCAAACATCCCTTACAGACTGTAAAATCTCCGATACAAAGCCATACATCTCATAGCCTTCTAAGTTGATTTTATGATCCATGAAAAATTCTCCTCGCAGGACCCTCAAGACAAATGTCTCTCCTTTACCTTGCATCCAAACTACGCAAAGCGAAGATGGACTCATTGGACTTGTGGATTGGTGAACATACACAAGACTTTGATCTTTCCTTTTCAGCTCAAAAACAAAACCTAACTCACCAAGCAAGTTCTCATAACTATTGCGTATCTGATCTGCATTAACCCTAGTTCCAATAAAAGAACTATTGGCTACCCGAACTCCATTTTCTTTTACTGTTAATAACATATGGATCTCCTTTCAAGAGATTATAAATAAGGGGTTGTTCCATAGGAGACTTAACTACCCCCCAATCCTCTTTATTGCACCTAAAACCCTATGATGCTCTTCATCACTTAACTTAAATAGATTGTCAAGCACATCACTTGAAAGACCCTCAAGCCCATAAAGAGCAATGACCTCCTCTCCTGTCATTTGCGGATTAGAAAAGCACTCTTGCTCGACTCTAACCTTAGACCATCCAAACATCTCCATACACACCTCTTTATGTGGTCTAAACACCTTAACTTTAGGTTCTACTTTAGGTTCACGCTTAAATGCTGAACCCCAACCATTAAGCTCATGTACCAAGTCGGTGTAGTTCACCTTAGCCCTCTTCAAAACATGATGATAAAAAGAAATGCTCCCCCAATCACTCATTTCAAAGAACTTCCCGTCATAAGCTCCGCTACCTACCCTCTCTTTTAACCAACCATGTATGTGGTTAAAGGTAATATCTGGATATAGGTCTATAAAGTTAGGGTGGATCGTATACACCTTTGCATAAGGCATTATCTGATTTGCATCGTGTGAGTATCTTATCAAACTCATATCGGTTCTCCTTTCAAGAGACTTATATTTAAGTCTCCTTTCAAGAGATTATAAATAAGGGGTTACAAACTCGAACCCAAAAATCACAAACCCAAATAATATACAGAATCACTTATCCAACATCGCTTTTTCAAAAACGCTCATATATAAGACCCCCCCCTCTCTGGACTTAACCTTTATACATAATCTTGTAATCATGCTCCCCCATACGCTTGTATGACTCAATCTGCTCCGCATTCGCTTGCTCTATCTCATCCGAATCTNCCCAANGAGTTAGCTCTTTGCCCCAATATCGCCCTAGNTTCAAGTATTCAGAAGAAGTCANTTTTAATAAGTCTTCCACAGCTTCCTGTTTGGAGACTGGTAGTTCCAAGCCATGTCTCTTTATGTATTCTTCACAAGTCATTTGTCTTCCCTGTATTGGTAAAGGTGGTTGAAACATGGTTATAGATCAAGGGATGTCAAATTGTATGCGTTTTCAATATGGGTTTTCGGGACTCCCCCAAAAACCCATAGAGTCTTTGATGGGGTTCTGAGAGAATGTTGATTAACCCTGTCTTTGAGGGACGAGAAGACCTTTATATTCAAGGGGTTACTACTTCGCATCCGTATCTTCCTTCGGCTCGGTTTTCCCTTTTAGCTCGCTTATTTCTTTTAGGAGCTGATCACGCTCTGCTTTCAAGTGACTATTATTTTGGTAGTATGCGTTGAGGTGGTTGATCATGGTTTCTTTCGGTACGCCCTTCTTCTTGAGATGGAGGTCTTGAAGGGTAACACTCTGCCATGTTCCGTTTGGGTTCTGACATTCAGCGAAACAAACTACAGAGACTACCTCTCCTTGCACCACTTCGCCAGTATAGGATCTGTAATAGTATATGTCTCCTGCTCGTGGTAGGTCAGAGCTTGAGAGCTTGGGGTCGGTGTGTACCTCTTTTGGATGAGGGGTCTTAGTAGGAATGTTTGGTTCGGAAATAGGCTCTTCGACTGGTTCGGAATTATCTGGTTCCGAAGTCTCACTCCAAACGACAACATCCCCAAAAAGATCTAAGGGGTCTGCTTCGGCTGGGTTTCTAATCATGTCACCGTCAAGAATAAAGTCTCCGTTCTTAATGCATTGGTCGAGGACCATCTTAAAACGAGCATCGCCCATTCTTTTAACGCCCAACTCCTGCTTCGCTACCTCTTTAGCCTTCTTGATCGTCAGCCCTATGAGTGCCTTCATAGCTCGCCCTCCATACCATCGCCATAGTCGTCATCATCTAGGGCATAGTATTCATCCTCATCATCGGCACTGTCAAAGTCGAGCATCTCCTCGACCATCTTCTTTAAGATCTGTGCTTTGATCGTTTGGTGGTGGGTTACCTCGACTGAGGAGATGCCATAGTGGTGTGCCATGTCCTTGACCTCCTCATAGTTCTCAAGTTCCTCTATGAATGACTTAGCCCATATCTTCGCATCGCTCTCACTTAATCTCTCACTGTGAGCTTCGGAGATAAGGTCTTGTAGGTGTCCACAGTTATTAGCGTATGTCGTCATATTACTAGTCTCTACTTTCTTGCCATTCATCATAGCTCGCCATCGTTTGTATATCCTCATTAAACTGCCTTCGCAAGAGGGAGGTCTTAGTTCGGATAGTTTGGTGATCTCCCCATCCATTTATTTGATTTGGGTCATGATCCTCACCCCAACCTTGAGGGTTCTCTGATCGTAGGTTGATCCAAGCTCCAAGAGCTGACTCATATTGAGCCACCTCAGTGCTGAACTTACTGACCTCTGCCACCCACTCGCTAGGGGTAGGAGGAACATCAAGATCAGCAAAGGCTCGCTCGATCTCTCTCCACTCCCCACGAAAAGGTTGGGGTAGGCTGTTTCGGATGGTGGCGTATTGTGCTCGTTGTTTTTCTATGGTCGTCATGTTGACCTCCTTCTACACCTTTATATAAATAAGGGGTTACTACTTCGTATTGCCCTTATGGTGAACGATGCAGTCATAGTGTACCTCCACCATAGACCCTACACGCTTGATCTTCTTCACCCCTCGCTCTTCTAGCAACTCGACTCTATAGTAGTTGCGACCCCATGCTCCCCCTGCCCCGATGACCTTAGCTCGTGTGCGTTGTCCACCACCACCTGGCGTACCACTGAACACGATCTCATCACCGATCTTGATCT